ACCATTCTAAAAGTTATAGGAATCCCACCAATTTTAATGGATGGTGGCAATAATGCTAACATTAGACCCAACCAGAAATTAATGTATCAAGAAACTGTTCTACCTTTAGTTAGGAAACTAATTAGCGGGCTAGAGCGATATTTTGGTTATGACCTTGCAGCAGCACTAGAAGAGCTCTCGCCTTTACAGCCAGAGCTAGACGATAAAGCAAGATACTACAGCACTTTAGTTAATGGGGGTATTCTTACTCCTAATGAAGCTAGAGAGGCATTAAGATTAGAAAAGATAGAAGGTCATGATGATGTGCGTATTCCAGCAAACATTGCAGGAAGCGCAAGCAACCCTTCTGAGGGCGGAAGACCTCAGGGAAACGAGGAAAATGATGAATAAAAAGTTTGAAATTAACTCATTATTTGATGTGGTAGAGAAAGACGGTAAGTCTGAAACTCTAACAATCAAAGGTTATGCAAATACAGTTTCCAAAGACCGCACTGGCGATGTAATCGTTAAAGAGGCTTGGACAAAGGGTGGTATGGATGATTATCTAAAAAACCCTATTATCCTTGCTTTCCACGACTATTCGCGCCCAGTAGGTACCACTGTTGATTACAATGTAACTGACAAGGGGCTGGAAATTGTTGCAGAAATTAGTAAAGCTGCAGGTGAAGTGTATAACTTAATCAAAGATGGAGTTTTAAAAACATTTAGTGTTGGTTTTAGCATCAAAGATGCGGACTACGAGAAGGAAGACGATACGTTCTATATCAAAGATTTATCTTTGTATGAAATTAGTGTTGTATCAGTTCCCGCTAATCAAGACTCAGTTTTCTCTTTAGCTAAGTCATTTGATGATGTAGATGAGTATAACTCATTTAGAAAGTCTTATGGAGTAGTAAAAGAAGAGAAAGAAGAGTTAAAAAAGGAAGAGAAGGAACCTTCTCAGGATAACATTCTAAAGGAAATTAATATGGATAAGAAAGAACTAGAAGTTATGATGGCTAAGACTGCAACTGCAGCTTTAGACTCATACAAAGCCGAAGTTGCTGAGAAGGCTGAGAAGTCTGCAGCAGAAGCTACACTTAAATCAATTGAAATGGGTAAAACCGCTGCAGAGAAAACTGCCGAAGCTTTGGAAGCTAAAATTAAAACAGAGGGGGATAACTACTCTAAAGCTATCTCTGAAATGTCAGACGAGCTTAAATCTGCTAAAGAAGAGATGGCTGCTATGCAGAACTCTAAGATGCAATTCTCTGAAGTTGGGTCAAATGCGCCTTCTAAAGATGAGTTAACAAGTGTATTTATTACATCAAAAATCTTAGGTAAGTCAATTGATCAAACTGAAGTCGGTAAGCAATTAATCGAAAAAGCTTCTGCTAATCGTATCAATGGTGACGATGCTAGCTGGGAAACAACTTGGAATGCGAACATGTTTACAGAAATGCAAAATCGTGTTGTTGTTGAGTCAGTATTTAATACTATGCAAATGAATGCACGTATTATGCACTTCCCTTCAAATCCAGATGCCGGTTCTGATGCTACATGGGTTGATGCCGCTGATCAAGATACCTTTAATGATGGTACTGAGATTGGTACAGCATTTAATGACCTTTCTTCAGGTGTAATTAAAAAGCACCTATTAAGAGATGTTGCTTTGACTGCATATAAACTAGCTACTCGTGAGTATGTTGGTTATGAAGAGGAAGAAGATACATTGCTTCCAATTGCAGGAATCGTAAGTGATGCAATTGTTCGTCGTATGGCTCGCACTTCAGATAAGTCTATCTTAGGTACTGGTATTGCAGCTCCGTTTACAGAGCTTGAAGAATTTGCTGGTGGTCACACTGGTGGTACAGTATCTTCATCTAGTACTACTGCTACTATTACTTCTACTAACGTACATACGGCACGTACTGCTATGGGTCCGTGGGGACATAATCCTTCAGACTTAGTATTGTTCTTGTCTCAAGCAGCATACTATGGTTTAGTTGATGATGCTAATGTTATCACATCTGATAAGTATGGAGAAAAAGCTACTATCTTAACAGGTGAATTAGGTAAGATTTGGGGTATCCCAATGGTTGTTTCTGATGCATTCGAAGCAGCGGCAGCAGGAAAAGCGCAAGGTATCTTAGTTAACCCTAGTAACTACATTGTTGGTAACTACCGTAACTTAACTGTTCAGACTGCAGACGATGTCGTTGCACAGTCTAAAGCTATCGTTGCTACTCGTAGAATGGGCTTTATTGCTAAAGATACGAATGGTGCTGCAGCCACGCGAGGGTCAATGTGCCTACTTAAGTACGCAGATTCTTAATAGAGTTGTAAACTAAGTATAGTTGAAATAAAACTGGAGGGGTCCGCCCCTCTGGTTTTTATAAATGAATTGAAAAGTTTGTTTATAAAAACCAAGCCTTAGGGCAAAGAATTTTTAAGGACATATAATGGCAGATTTATATACAGTTAGTGAGTACAAAGCATACGCAGGTATCTCTAGTACTAACAGGGATTCAGAAATTAACCTTCTGAGGACCCAAGTTTCTGCACTTATAAGAACGTACTGTGGGCGTAATTTTATTGATTACTATTCCACAGCAAAGACAGAGTACTTCGACACTACCGGTGGCGAAACTTCTATCTTCCCTGTAGAACTTCCAATCGTGGAAGTTGTACAACTATTAGAGCGTTCAAGCTCTAAGACGGATAAGACGACCGTCGAAACCAACCACGCCGATAGTAACAATTACTATCTTTTAGAATCAGGTACTGCTCAATGTACTCTTTCTACTAAAACTACTGAATCGACTTGTATTAATAATGACTCCTTTACTGGGGCAGGCTTAAATGATCTAACAATCACTGGATACAACGCAAATACGTCGTCAGGTGAAATTGGACGTAGCTATAAAGTACAAATTGACAGTACAGGAACTCCAGATACCTTTAAATGGTCTCGTGATGGAGGGAATAATTGGAAAGAAACAAGCGTAGCAATAACAGGTTCTAGTCAAACTTTAGAGGGTGACATAGCTGTAACATTTGCAGCGACCACAGGCCATACAAGCACTAATAGCTGGACTTTTAGTGCTGAGAGATGGACAGGTGAATGTAGCAGTTCATCTTATACTACTCAATCAACTTGTGAAGCAGCTGGAGAATTCTGGACTGCACCAAGAGATTATGAGTTAGATGCTGAAGGACAAGAAATTATGAAAGTTTCTAGTTTTCCTACAGGACCTAAATCAGTTAAATTAGTATACAAAGGTGGTTACTCTTCTATACCAGATGAACTAAAGCTAGCTTGCTATGATCTTACTACATACTATATGAAGAAAGAATCAACTCCAGCAAAGTCTATGCCAGGCTCGGATATTAAAAATATCTCACGCAGCCAGTCGCTTCACTCTGAATTCCCCCCACACATAAAACGTATCTTGGAGCATTATAGGCATATTAGCTAATGAGCGCAGACGCACTATCCAACTTTCTTAAACGTAATATTGTAAAAATATTCGAAAACGACCTTAGAGATTCTTTAGAAGGAGTAACCCACCGTCTAACCTTGAATAGGGCTGAATTATCTACACTACTAAGGGGCAAGTTATCCCTTACAAAGGATGAAGCCGATGAAGCAATTACAGAGATTGAGGGTTCCCTACTGAAACACAGATTCATAGAAAACGAGTCTAGTAATGAGGGAGGGAGTGTGTGGGTGGCTTCTTCAAAGAAAACCAAATTAAACCCTAGACCCGTAGCTAACCCTTATAAATCCTTCTACAATTGGAAGAAGAACTTATACAAAAATACACTAAAGGACCTAAGTTCCGGTAGTAAATTAAAAGATTTTGGAGAGAATTTACACTTAGGGCATGGAGCAGCAGGCGGCGTTGCAGTAGTTACACACCGTAGTATGAAAGCAACGAAGAAACTAATGAGTAAAGGGGCAAAAAAAGCTGGTGTAAACGCGGAAGCAATGATTACAGAAATGGAGGCTATCTCTTTAGAGGTAGATCGTATCTTAGGTAAAATAGACTTAAAATTAAAAGCTGATGATGCCTTTACAGCTAGAAGTGCCTTAAAGAAGACGTACACACTAAATATAGAGCTACAGTGGGGGAAGTCTAACTTATCAGAAGGTCAAAAAGAAAAGCAAATAAAAAATGCTATAGCATCTTTTGTACAGACTGTAATTGACAACCCAGGGGCTTATCTAGAGGTGGGGGGATCTCCTTCTATGCTCAATTGGGTGGATAAGGCGTTGGACACTGCTATAATTGGCAAGAAAAAGATCAAAGACCAAGTTAAAACTACTAAAGCATCTCATTCTATAAAATCCAAAATTAAGAAAGGGAAGAAGCCTCTACCTACCACTCTACCTAGAATCAGGGACACCAGGGGTAGGTTCACTTCACCCGCAGCGATACAAAACATAATCCAATCTCAGATAACTGAAAAAGTTAAAGAGAATATGGGAGAAGGCGGTTCACTAGTAAATAGAACAGGACGATTTGCAGAATCGGTTACTATTACAAATGTTACGCAAACTAGACAAGGGTCATTGACTGCTTTTTATAATTATATGAAGTATCCTTATCAGACTTTTGAAAGAGGATTCAAACAAGGGTCAACACGAAGAGACCCTAGATTATTAATTCATAAGTCTATTAGAGAAATAGCACAAAAATTAGTTCATCGTAAACTAAATATTAAATCAAGGAGAGTATAATGGCAGGTAAAGCACGTTCAGCAATAGTGAATGCACTTATTACTAAGTTAAAACTTATTGACGGCTCTGGCTCTTTTAATATTGATTTAGCTAATAATGTTACTAATAAACTGATTTTTTGGGACGAAGTAAATGACTTTCCATATGTTTCAGTAGTAGCAGGAAACGAAGTACGAGAATACTTACCCGGCGGGTTTAAGTGGGGTATGCTAGGATTAAACATACGAATGTATGTGTATGGTGAAGAGCCTTTAGATGAACTTGAAAAAGTTTTATACGATATTGAAACCCAGATTGATGCTAATAATGTATTAACATACGATACTGGTAAACAGACTGAGCAGATGACGATATTAAGTATCGCAACTGACGAAGGATTACTTGCTCCATATGGAGTGGGTGAGATTACCTTAGAAGTAAGGTATCAAATATAGTCTACAACGGTAAATAGACAATAGTCGAATAACCCGTTAATGACAAGTTAAAAATACAGGAGAGCTAAAATGGCTTTATCTTTAAGCAGAAATGCAACGTTCTATGCGTCATACGTGGCAGCAGGAACATCAACTTGGGATGGTACAGGTACTAACCCTTCAGATGCGGATACTTTCGAGATTCCAATTCTAGACGGGTTTTCATTCTCACAGGCAACTGGTACACAGAATGTAACTCTTAACGAAGCAGGATCAACTCCTAAGCGTGGACAAAAGATTTTCAATACATCTTTAGAGCCCGTTGATTGGAGTTTTACTACTTACATGCGTCCATTTACGGACATAGCAGACTCAGACAATCACTCAGCAACTGAGAAGTTACTTTGGAACGCTTTAGTATCTAATACACAAACTAATAACACCTCTACGGGTGGTATTGCATGTGATACAACAGATATGACGATTGATTTTGGAGATTCAGAGCATAGCCAGTTACTTAAGTTTACTGGTTGGTTCGCTTTTTCTGATTCATCATTAACATATGAGTTAGCAAAGATGTGTGTAACTTCAGCTTCGATTGATTTCGATATTGACGGTATTGCACAAATCACTT